AGCACTTTAATTGTACATGCGTTTATTGCGGAAAAACTTATGATTTTAACGAACTTACTCTCGATCATGTCAAACCTCGTTGCAAAGGTGGGCAAGATCTTACACGAAACGTTGTTTGCGCGTGCAGGAAATGCAATGCGGACAAAGGTAGTAGTCATTGGCTTGGATGGATGCGAAAAGCATTTGGATTCCAGCCACTTCGAGAATTATTAATTCATCAACACATTATTAAAGGAACTTAACCATGTCAAGAGGCACTTATAGTTATCGTACCAAAGAAGGTAGAGAAAAACTAAACTTTGCTAAAAAGTTAAAAAAGAAACAAGACGAAAAAAAATATCAACAAAATCAAAACAAACAAAGAAACAACGAATCTGAAGTTTCAAGTAAAAAAACTAAATCTAAAAAAGGTGAACCTAGTAAAGCTCAGAAAATGGCTAAAGCTAGAATTGCTGCTAAGAAAGCAGGAACATACAAAGCACCTAAGTCTGTAAAACAGTTAGCAAAAGACAGACTTAAAATTAAAAAGAAAAAGAAGTAAATGCTAGACAACATTGCACGCAGAGCGATGCAATCTCATGTTAAAGCATCGCTTAAGAAAATACCGAAAGGTGTAAAAGTTAAAACTCTTGATACAGTAGGTGTATCTAACGCAGCACAAAGACTAAAAGATGCACCTGTTACTTTTAACGTAAATAAAGTATCAGACACATATTCACAATTTTTAAATAAACCAGCACGTCGAGGAGATGATAAAATTTATCCTAAAGAAGCTGGAGCTAAATATTTAGCAGAAGCAAAGGCTTATTGGAGAAAAAACAAATCATTTAAAGGTTTTAAAAGATATATAGACCCTGAAACTGGAGTAGCAACTCATAGAATAAAAGATGGGTCTGTATTTCTTAAAAGTGGAGACAGAGCAGCTAAGCCAAAAAGGTTAGACGCTGATGCTATAGAAAGAGCACAAAGAGAACTTAACGAAGCTGAACAAACTTTTGGACCAAGTGGTAGAGATAAATTAGTTCATCATAGAACTGAATTATCTTTTATTGAAGCTATTGCAAGAGGATTAAATCCTACACAAAGACGTAAGTTTTACGAATATGTACATTATAATGACCGTTGGTCAAATTTAAAACTTGGTAATGAAGATGTAAACTTAATCGGGTCAGTAGATGACCCAGAGTTTCATCATGTACATGTAGATGCACATAAGTTATTAAAAATGGCTGGTCTTAATCCTCATACAACTGATTTTACTGGTGCAACTTTAGAACAACGTTATGGTTTTTTAGATGAGGTGTCTCCATTATTACAACAAATAGATGAGTTTGTTTATAGTCAAAGAATGGCTGGGAAATATCCTACTCTAAGACATACATCAGGACCTAAGAAAGGTCAACTTATGTTTAAACGCTACAAACGACCTCCTAAAAGTTCTAAATAATTTTTTATATGACAGACGTTTTAACGTCCTTACAGGGCGATTTCAAGCTGTTTCTGCAAGCACTGTGGGACCAGCTTGACTTGCCTTCACCTACGAGGGCGCAATATGCCATTGCAGACTACTTACAACACGGACCAAAAAGGCTACAGATTCAAGCCTTCCGAGGAGTCGGAAAATCTTGGATTACTGGAGCGTTCGTGTTGTGGACACTCTTCAATGACCCAGAAAAGAAGATAATGATTATATCAGCTTCTAAGGAAAGAGCTGACAACATGAGTATCTTCTTGCAGAAACTTATTATTGAAACACCATGGCTAAGTCACCTACAACCAAAGAGCGACGACGCGAGATGGTCAAGAATTTCCTTCGACGTTCTATGCTCACCACATCAGGCACCATCAGTCAAAAGTGTTGGTATTACTGGTCAGTTAACGGGAAGTCGCGCAGATCTGATGATTCTGGACGACATAGAAGTACCGGGAAACAGCATGACGGAGTTAATGCGTGAAAAACTCCTCCAGCTCTGCACAGAAGCGGAATCCATCCTTACGCCGAAAGACGATAGCCGTATTATGTATCTCGGGACTCCTCAGACTACTTTTACTGTTTATCGTAAGCTGGCAGAGCGGAATTACAGACCGTTTATTTGGACCGCGCGATACCCAAGAAACAATACACAATACGAAGGTAAAATAGCACCACAGTTACAGGAAGACATAGATAACGGAGTAGCACCTTGGACACCTACAGATGACAGATTTACAGAAGATGACCTTGTTGAAAGAGAAGCGTCTATGGGACGTAGCAACTTTATGTTGCAGTTTATGTTGGACACAAGTTTGTCAGACTCTGAGAAGTTTCCTCTTAAAATGTCTGACCTTATCATTACTAGCGTCAATCCTACTGAAGCACCCGACAATATCGTATGGTGCTCAGACCCGAGGAATGTACTTAAGGATTTGCCCACAGTGGGTTTACCCGGGGACTACTTCTACTCTCCGATGCAAATACAAGGGGAATGGACCAAATACCAAGAAACCATCTGCTCAGTCGACCCCTCCGGTAGAGGAGCAGACGAAACCGCAGCAGCCTTCATCTCGCAAAAGAATGGCTTTCTCTATGTACACGAAATGTGTGCCTACCGGGATGGGTATTCCGACAAAACCTTGTTGGACATACTAAGAACCTGTAAGAAATACAACGTAACTACACTTGTAATAGAGTCAAACTTCGGTGATGGTATAGTAGCTGAGCTATTTAAAAAACACTTACAGCAAACAAAACAACGTATATTAGTAGAAGAGGTTAGAGCAAATGTTAGAAAAGAAGACAGGATTATTGATACTCTCGAGCCTATTCTTAACCAGCACCGTCTTGTTGTTAACCGTTCTGTCATCGACTGGGATTATAACTCCAACAGAGAGGCACCTCCAGAAGAAAGGCTTTTATACATGTTGTTCTATCAAATGAGCCGTATGTGTAGAGAAAAGTACGCTGTTAAGCACGATGACAGGTTAGATTGTCTAGCGCAAGGCGTAAAATACTTTATAGATGCCTTTGGTATATCAGCACAGGAACAGATCAACATACGCAAACGCGAAGAATGGAATGACATTCTCGAACAATTTATAGATGACCCTCAAGCTATGACTAACCATCTTGTGTTAGGATTAGATGTTGAACAACGTAGAGAAGCTAGAGGTAAGTCATCAGGTAAAAATACACCCACTTGGACTTAATGTTAAAACCAAACGAAAAATACAAAATCTATGATGATTTTTGTAGTATAAGTAACTATCAAAAGATGTGGAAATACGTGCAAGAAGCAAAGTATATACATGGAGAAGTAGATCATCAAGGTTCTTACCCGATAGGAATGGTACACGAATTACCACTTGACTGCGACTTTGGATACCCTTCAGGTTTAGATGGAATAAGTTACAAATATATTAACTTTCCATTTCCTAGAGAGATAAATGGTTATCCTTTAGTTAGAGCTTACATAAATTTTTATGCACCTCGTGAGTTAGCAGTGTTTCATATAGATGACAATGACCCAAAGTCAACTACACTACTATACTATCCTTGTCCTACATTAGACCCTGATGAAGGTGGAGCTACAGAACTAATGATAGATGACAACTTAATTGGTGTTAGGTCAATAGCTAATAGACTGTTAGCGTTCAAATCTAACATATTACACAGATCTACCCCATTTACTAACTACCCAAGATGGACAATAGCGTTGAAATACAACAAATTCATTACAGATGAAGACGTCCGTGCGAGGACGATCTAGAGCGACCACCACCTATAAGGGGAGAGAAGGGTGGACTCTCCCTCAACACAACCTATTAGCTGGATATCCATGAATGATATCACTTCTAATTACTACCACTAACTACTATGAACAAGTTAAAGATAAATCACTTTAAAGAGTTATATAAGAGTTTAAAGACTCCTTTCCCACCTATTAACTTCTTAATACTTGGTATGTTGATTGGTCTAGAAAATAGATGGATTAATTTAAAAGCCGAGCAAACAGTAGATAAAGCTATTACTGATTACATGGCAGAGTATGACGAAAAAGTCTATGAAGCTGTTGTAGAAGAGTGCGAAGATGGTGGGTTTACAATAGGTTACTATCCAGAGGAAAAAGATGAATCATAACCTTATTTTTGATATAGCATTCTGGACACTACTAACATTATATTTCCTTAAATTAACAGGAATTTTAAAATGAAACTGTTTCTTGACACAGCGATCATTGAGGAAATAGACTCTAGACTAGGTTCTGGAGTTATTTCTGGGGTGACCACCAACCCTACGCTAATAAAGAAGAGTGGAAAAGACCCTGACGACATATATGCCGATCTTATACAAGATATAGGCGTCAAAGACCTATCAATAGAGGTAAACGGACAGTTTGCTGACCAACTAATAGAGAATGGCATCAAGTATGGTAAGTTATGGCAAAATGAAGCAACTATCAAGCTACCCTGCACACCGGAGGGTATAAAGGCTTGTAAGACGCTTAGTTACATGGGCATACGAACCAACATGACGTTGGTGTTTAGCGTCTCACAGGCGATTCTATGCGCCTTAGCCGGTGCATCCTACGTATCACCGTTTGTTGGACGTTTAGACGACAACGGACACGATGGTATAGGACTAATTCGTGAAATAGCTAAAGTATTCTGTCATAACAGATCAGATACTAAAATACTAGCTGCCAGCATACGTGATGCTGCTACAGTTGGTAAAGCATTTCAAGCCGGTGCACATATTTGCACCATACCGCCAAAAGTCTTTGACGATATGTACAAACATGTGCTCACTGATAAGGGATTATTTCAGTTTTGTATAGATTCAGGACAGATTAACCCTTAGAATTTTGGCAGAAATGTCTCAGGTGTATTATATATAGTCGACGCCGGCAGGACTCCCCCATAGGGGGTTCAAAAACGCAGGCACGCGCACGCGTTAATTGATCGCGCGTATGTGTCCAATGCGAGTCCAGTCCGCTCGCTTCGCTCGCTCCATCCCAGTCATATCAAGGGTTCTCAAGGAATGTAGTACTGTCCAAGAGACAGCACTGCTGGTCGTGGGAGCGAGGCGTAGCCGAGCGGTAAGCTATACATTCGCGACATGTACGAGCAGCGATCTGTTGCCAAGCTGAGACACAGTGAGACAACAACAATACTATGTATTGTTACAGAATGTTAAGATGATTTGTAATACTTGCCAAACCCGACTACAATGGAGGATGAAGATAGAGTTGTTTACGTTATGTTATATTCTCTCTCCTAGAATAGGTGAGAGAGATAATATAACTTAACTACAACTCTCTTCTCACTGTTCAATTACAACTTTCGATTATGTTCACAGCAATTCCTTCAGCTCGTACTTCTACAGCAGTAGAAAAGATCAACGTTAACCCATTCACTAAGGTTGTTAACCTTAGGTTTACCAATGGCTATGAGTACAAGTACTCCAACGTTAGCAGAGCTAAGATTGTTAATCTATTGATTAACCCTAACATGAGCTTCGGCTTCTGGATTCAGGACTTAGTCAAGAACGCAGTCAGAGAGCTGTCTTACCTAAGAGGTAATACAGTTGCCACTGGTAAGCTATGCTACAACCAGACTGGCGCAACTCTCGACGAGTTCGCACCACTACCTTTCTAGGTAGTGTTAGCGTCTGGGTCTTCACTTGCGGTTCAACTCCGCAAGGACGCTGTTACCCTTTAGGGTAAATTGTCCACCAACTTTCATCTTGTCATGCTAGTCCACATCACCCCAAAATCAAGCAACGCTAAGACTGGCAAGATGCCAGTTACCACAACCGAGGAGGCATCATGTCCCAGTACTTGTCCACACCTACAGTCAGGAGGTTGCTACGCAAAGTCCGGTCCTGTATCTTGGCACTGGAAAAAAGTCAGCCAAGGGCTGAGAGGTGGTTCTTGGTCTGACCTCACTGACTTTGTCAGTAAGCTAGACAAGGGTCAACTATGGCGTCATAACCAAGCCGGTGACTGGGGTTATACCAGACACCAAGGACGCGAGTACATCAGACTTGATTTACTCAAGTCACTTGTTGACGCCAACAAATCCAGTGGTGCCAAGGGTTATACCTACACACACCACGAGCTACACAGCCACAACTTGGAGGCTATCAAGTACGCCAACAACAACGGTTTCACCGTCAACGCATCATGCGAATCACTCGCACA